GTCAATTTTTGTGTCCTGTGAGCCGGCCCGGGACCGATCCGGGCGGATACGGGCGGGCTGGTGAGTGAACGCCGCCGGTTGGGCCGGGCCGAGGCCAGTCTGGAACGGGAGCTGCTCGACCGTCGAGATATCGGTCCGGCCATGCGCGGCCAGTTGCGAGCCCAGTCCCGGGCTGTGGACGTGGCCGAAGCCCGCAACGATCCGGACGGGGTGAGCACCGCCAACCGTGTCTACCTCGACTCGCTCAACACCGCCGGACTCACGCCGCAAGGGGCGAAACCGGTCGACGCCGTCGACGCCTTCCTGGCCGGACTCATGCGGGCCAGCCCCGGCGCTGGCGACACCCCGAACAGCTAGCCGGGCCACGTTCGGGCCGGCGGTGGCGGCCTTGGCCGAGGCGGTGGGCAAACCGTTCATGCCGTGGCAGACCTATGTGGCCGACGTGGCCCTCGAGATCGACGAGACCGGCCGGTTCTGCTACCAGCTAGCGGTGGTGACCGTGCCCCGCCAGTCCGGGAAGTCGCTGATGTTCGGGTTGGTGATGGATCATCGGGCTCTGATCGTGCCGCGGGGCCGGGTGTGGTTCACGCAGCAGTCCGGCAAGCATGCTGTCGATTGGTTGATAAACGAGCATTGGCCGCTGCTGGCCGGGTTCGTGCCTAAAGTCCATTTGCGGCGGGCGGCCGGCAGTGAGCACATCAAGTGGGTGCCGTCGGGTGGGCTGATCCGGCCGTTCCCGCCCACCCCGGACGGTTTGCACGGCAAGGTGTCGGATCTGGTGGTGGTGGACGAGCCGTGGGCGTTCGACCTGGTCCGGGGTCAGCAGCTGGATCAGGCCATCATTCCGACGATGGCCACCCGGCCGAACGCTCAAACCTGGAAAGTCTCCACCGCCGGCGACGCCTCGAGCACCTGGTGGCTGGGGACGGTCGAGCTCGGGCGGGCCGCAGCCCGCACCGGCCGTACCAGCGGGGTGGCCTACTTCGAATGGAGCTGTCCCGACGCGCTCGACCCGGTCGACCCGGTCTCATGGCCCCTGTACCATCCTGCCTTCGGGCGGACGATCGGCCCGGCGGCCATGACGGCGGCGCTCGACCAGTTCGGACCCGACGAGTTCGCCCGAGCGTACGGCAACCGGTGGGTCTCCACCCTGGAGCGGGTGATCCCGCTGGCGGCGTGGCGGGCCGCTTTGGACGACGACCAGCAGCTGCCCGAGCCCGGCCGGATCGCTTTGGGGTTTGATGTGGCCGTGGACCGGTCGGATGGGGCGATCGTGGCGGCCTGGCGGGACGAGCTCGGGGTGGCCCATGTGGAGGTGGCCGACCAGCGGCCGGGTGTGGGCTGGCTGGTCGGCCGCCTGGGCGAGCTGGTCGACCGGTGGCAGCCGGTGGCGGTGGTGTATGACGCCGCCGGGCCTGCCCTGGATGTGGCCGACGCCGCCGGCCGGGCCGGGCTGACGCTGGAGGGGTTGAAAGCTCGGGAGTATGCGGCCGCCTGTCTGGGCCTGCTGGAGGCGTTGATAGCCGACCCGCCCGCCCTCAGGTACCGGAACCATCCGGCGTTGGACGCGGCGGCGAATGATGCCACCAGGCGGGCGTTGGGGGACGCCTGGGCGTGGGGTCGGCGCCAGTCGGCCGGGAGTCTGGCGGCATTGACGGCGGCCACCGTGGCGGTGTGGGGCTGGGATCACGCTCCCGCCCAGCTCGGGGATTTCCGGATCTACTGACCGTCGGCTACCGGTGAGTAACATTGGTGGGCGTGTCGATGGTCTGGTCCCGTAACCCGGGTCCGTGGCCTGTCGGGCGGGTGTCGGCGGGGGCGCCGTCATTGTTGTTCGACCCGCCGAACGGCACGAACGCCATGGTCGGCCCGTTCGTGTGGGATGCCACGTCGGCCCGGCAGATCCCGGCCGTAGCCAGATGCCTGCAGATCTATTCCGGTCTGGTCCGCCAGATGAAAATGGACGCCTACCGGGGCGACGAGAAACTGCCCCGCCCGCGATTGTTGGAACGGCCGGATCCTCTGAATGCCGGCTCCTGGCTGGTCGGGATCAGTATCGAGGACTATTTGTTGTCCGGGAACGCCGTCAGCCTGGTCACGTCGCGGGGTGTGGACGGGTGGCCTTTGACCGTCCAGTATCTGCCGATCAATTACGTGTACATCATGTGGGTGCCCGGCCAGGCGCTACCGGATTACTACTTTTGGGGTTCGCCGCTGCCGGCCGAGGATGTGGTCCACGTCAAGCGGGGCGCGGACCGCTGGTTCGGGGCCGTCCGGGGGATCGGGATCGTCGAAGAAGCTCTCGGGACGTTGGATCGGGTGGCCATGGAAGAGGTGTACGAGTCGGCCACCCTGGCCGGGTCGGCCGTGCCGTCGGTGGCGATCGTGGCCCCGCAGGCCACGTTGACCCAGGAGGTGGCCGACGGGGCGGCCGACAACTGGGAGTTGAAATATGGGGGCCCGAACCGGCGGCCGGCCATCCTCCCCAACGGCACCCAGGTGATCCCGCTGGCGTGGAGTCCAAGTGACACGCAGCTGATCGAAGCCCGGCACATGTCGCTGACCGACACCGCCAACCTTTTCAACCTGGACGGCTACTGGCTGGGCGCCCCCGTTTCCGGGATGACCTACCGGACCGCGTCACCGCAATACCAGCAGGTGTTGCGGACGTCGCTGGCGCCGGTGTTGGCCGATTTCGAGGACGTCTGGTCGTACGCCTGGCTGCCCCGCGGTCAGACCATCCGGTTCGACCGGTCCCAGCTGCTGTCGGACGATCTGACCGTCACGTCGAACGCCATGGTGGCCGTCTACGGGGCCGGCATTGTCACGCTGGACGAGGCCCGGGCCGGTATGAGCCTGCCGCCCACCGACCAAGAAACGGGGCCGCCGGCCCCGCCGCCGCCGGTCGTCGTAGCCGCCCCTCCGGCGGCGGCGGACCAACCGATACCCGAGGAGGTGCCGGCCAAATGACCGAACCCGAACGCCGCGATTTCACCACCGTCCTGCGGGAAACCCAGGCGGTCGGCCGCCCCTACAAGTACCTGGAGGGTAGGGCGGTCCCCTACGACGAGTGGGCGGCGGTGCGCACCCAGTTCGGCGGTTTCCTGGAACGCCACCAGCACGGCTCGTTCAAACGGTCGACGAGCCCGGCCCGCCCGGCCGGGCAACGGCTGCCGCTGCTGCTGTTTCACGACAACCGGTCGTTCCCGATCGGCCACGCCGAATCCTGGTCGCATCCCGCCGACGGCCTGCACGGGGTGTGGAAGCTGAACGAATCACCGGAGGCGCAGCGGGCCGGCCGGGCCGCCGAGACCGGCGACCTGGTCGGCCTGTCGGTCGGGTTCAACGATGCCGGCCCCCCGGCCTGGGAGGACGGCGACCCGTTCTCGGACGACCCGGACGAGCTGCCCCGCGTCACCCGTCTCGAGTCGCGGCTGCTGGAGGTGTCCATGACCCCGACGCCGGCGTTCGCTACCGCCGGTGTGACCATGGTCCGCTCGGCGTGGCGGCCGCCCGTACCGGCACCCCGCGAGGTGGACCGCTGGCGGGTCATCGCCGACGAGTGGCGGGCCCGGGGACTACCCTTTCGGTAGCGACGCACGCGGTCGACCCCCGCCCGTCCCCCGGGTTGCCACCCGGACTTGTTGAGCCCCTTGGCAGCCCCTGGACGTTTGGCCTGGTCGGATGGCCCCGCCGGCTGACCCCGACAAACGCGGAGGAAGAAACGTGAATCCTGTACTTGACCGTTTGCGCGTCCAGCGCGCCGAGCAGATGGCGGCCATGGATGCCGTCCTGTCCCAGGTGTCCGACGACCGGGACCTGGTCGACGCCGAAAAATCGCTGTTGACGGCCACCCAGCAACGGTTGGGCGAGATCGACGCCCAGATCAAACCGCTGGCCGACTACGAAGAGATGCGGGCCGCCCACGAAGCGGCCGCGGCGGCGTTACCGCAGCCTCGGGGCGACCGGCTGCCGGCCCAGCCTCGCCGGGTGGACGGCGACAGCCGACTGCCCGAATACCGGTCGGCCGGCGAATATTTGGTCGACCTGATCCGGGCCCGGGCGTTGATGGGCGGCGAACCCGACCCCGAAGCCCGCCGCCGGGTCCAGTTGATAAACGAGCGGGTGGTCGCCAACCAGACCACCGTCAACACGCCCGGCATCCTGCCGTTGCCGATCGTCGGCCAGGTGGTCGACCTGATCGACGACCGCCGGCCGCTCATCCAGTCGTTGGGCGGCAGCCGCGGCCTGGGCGGCATTCCCGGCGCCACGTTCACCCGCCCCAAGGTCACCCAGCACACCACGGTGGCCGTCCAGGCCGGCGAGAAAACGCAGCTGTCCTCCCAGAACATGGTGATCGGCAATGTCAGTTTCTCGAAGGCCACCTATGGCGGCACCGTCGACATCTCCCGGCAGGACATGGACTGGACCAGTCCGGGGGCGTGGGACATTCTGGTCCGGGATCTGGCCCAGGTGTACTCGGTGCAAACCGAGACGGCGGTGGCCGCCGATTTCGTGACCAAAGCCACCGGCACCAAACCGCCAGCCCTGCCCGCCACCCCGATCCTGGCCGACTGGTCGAAAGGTTTGTACACGGCCGGCATGCACTCCTATACGGCCGGCCAGCGCATGCCGACCCGCATCTGGTGTTCGCTGGACGTGTGGGCCGCCCTCGGGTCGCTGGTCGACACCAACCGGGTGGTCCTCCCGGTCGACACCACCCGCGAAATGGGGGCGCCGGGCACGTCACAGCTGGCCATGTTCTCCGGCGACCTGTTCGGCCTGCCCCGCATCGTGGTACCGCTGGCGCCGGCCAAAACGTGCATCGTCGGCCCCGACGACCTGTACGAAGTGTACGAAGAGGTGATCGGTTTGCTTTCGGTGATCGAACCGTCGATCCTGGGCGTCCAGGTCGCCTACGGCGGCTATGTGGCGTTCAACACGCTGGCCGGCACCGCCTACGTGCCGTTGGACCTGTCCGCCGTGACCAACCTGCCCACCGCGGTCGAGTTCGACATTTCCGCCCCCGACCCCGACGCCGACACCGGCAAACCGGCGTCCAAGACGGCCACCAAATAGGCCGATGGTGAGGTCGTAGTCGATGGCGTACTGGCCGAAACTGCCCGAAGTCCGATCGTTTCTGCGTTTGCAGCCCGACCCGGTCGAGGACGGCATTATCGGCACCGCCCTGGCGGCCGCCGTCGACTACGGCAACCGTCGCATGAACCTGGGCGGCGGCTGGATCGAAAACGGCACCCTGCCCGACGCCGCCCACGAAGCCTGCCTGTTCCACGCCGCCCGCCTCTACCGGCGCCGCGACTCGATCGACGGGGCGCTCGGGTTTGCTGACACCGGGCTGATCCGGGTCGGCCGGTACGATCCCGACAAGGACGACCTTTACGGCAGCATCGCTCCCATGGTGTTCGGGTGAGCTGGTCGCGGGCGCCGGTCGCGGCGGCTATCGCCACCGACCTGTTCAACGGGTCGGAGGGCGGGGTGACCGCGTTCGCGGACCCGCCGGCCACGTTCAACGTGCCCGCCTACATTGTCGGCTGGCCCCAAACCACCACGTTTCACCGGCCGGCGTTCGGTATCGACGAGGTCACCTTGCCGGTCATCGTGGCGGCCGGCCTGCCCGAACCGGCCGTCCTCGACCAGCTGCTGGTCACGGCCCGGGCTGCGCTCGAAGCCGACCGGACGTTGGGCGGCCTGCTGGCCTACGGCGACCTGGTCGTCGACGGTGTCCGCAACTGGCGGATGCTGGTCGACGTGGGCGGCGGCCAATATTTGGCCGCCGACCTGATGCTCACCATCCACATGTAAGGAGAAACCTGTGTCCGATACGGAAAATGGTGGTGTCGGCCTGCTCGACCAGGTCAACCCGCTGGCCGACCCGACCCCGCCGGTGGCCACCCCGCTGATCCTCACCGACGGCTACGTCGAGGTTAATGGCGTCAACCTGCGCTGTCTCGGGCTCCATTTCGAGGTCAACCCGGAGAACAAGCCGGTCACCGTAACCACGTTCTGCAATGAAACCGACTATCCGGCCATGGTCAAATGGCATTTCGTGGCCAAGTTCGCCCAGTCGTTCGCGCCGGGTGCCACTGACGCCACCCTGCGGGCCGCCGTCAACGCTTATAACACCGCCCAGACACCGGCCCAGTTCAAATGCCGGGCGTACAGCTCCCAGGCCGTCAGCGCGTCGAACCCCCAGTTTTCGGGGTTCATGATCCCGCAGGCCTACCGGTATATCGGCGGGGACGCCGGCACGTTGTCCGAGGTGGATATCGACTGGATTCTGACGGCACCACCATCGGTCGACACCGGCGCCGTGGTAGCGACCGGGGTTACCGCCGGCAGCCCCGGGTTTTTTACGCCGTCGGGGGCGAACATTCCGGCCAACCTGGCCGCCCTCACCGGTCTGACCGCCACCCCGGCCACCACCTGGGCGACCGGCCAATATGTGGTCACCGCCGACCGTCTGGCGGCCAACTGGAACGGCACCACGTTCGTGGCCGGCATCCACCCCTGACATGGCCACACCGCAGGTGACCATCGTCGGCGTCAAAGCGTTGTTACGCGATTTGCAGAAGGCCGGCGAACCGACCGGCGCTTTGATCGCAGCGGTGAAACAGGCCGGCGTGGAGGCGGTCACACCGGTCGCCGACGCCGCCCGGGCCGTCCTGCCCCGGGTGGACACGTCCACCCATCCGGCCGGCACCCTGGCCGGCGACATCCGGGTTTCGGCCACCAAAACCGGGGCCAAAGTACGCATGGGAAGGGCGTCGATCCGGTATGCCGGGCCGGTCGAGTTCGGCGGCTACCCGCCCGGCCGGGCGTACCTGCCCCAGGGCCGGTATCTGTTTCCGGCCGCCGCCCGGCTCGGCCCCGAGGCGGCCCGAACGTACAGCGACGCCCTCGAAGCGGCCCTGGCCCGTATGGGCTGGACCAACCAGACCACCGACCCGGGGAGTGTGCATGACTGAACCGCCGGTCCGTATCGACGCCACCAGCCTGCGGATGCGCCCGGCCGACATGCGCCAGTTGACCAAAGCCACCGGCCGGACGTACGAACAGTTGTTGGGCTCCGAGGAGACGGCCGACAAGTTTCAGGCCATGGCGTTCATCGAGTTGCGCCGCCGTCACCCCGAAACCGACGCCGACCAGCTGTGGTCGATGGCCGGCGACGTCGAAATCGAAATGGGGACCGAACCGCCGGACCCTACCGCCAACGGGCAGCAGACAATATCGCTGCCCTCTGCCGTTACTGGCGAATGACCCCGACCGAGCTGGCCGAACTCGACGACGACATTTTCGCGGCGTTCGTCCGTTTCATGGAACGCGAAGCGGCCGAAATCCGGCGAACCCAACCGAGAAGATAAACCGGTGGCCGGCCCGACGATCGCCGTCCAGGTTCTGGCCGACTTCAAAAATTTCACCGGCGCCCTGAACACGGTCGGCCAGAAAGCCCAGTCGACGGCCAGCGGTATGCGCCAAGCGTTCGGCGGCACCCTGAACGCGCTCAACCAGACCGGTGTGCTGGGACCGTTCGGTGTCGCCCTGGACGGCATCGACCAGGCGTTAAACGAGATCGGGAAACACGGCCAGCAGCTCGGTGTGGCCATGATCGGTGTCGGCGGCGCTTTGGCCGGCGTCGGCGGCGGCCTGGCCGCGCTCGGTTCAAAAGACCAGGCCGCCCACCAGCAGTTGCAGGCCGCCGTCCAGGCCACCGGCAAAAACTATGACGACTACGCCGACCAGGTCGACAAGGCCATCAAACACGAAGAAAAGTTTGGGGACACGTCCGCCCAAACCCAGGACGCCCTGGCGAAACTGACCGAGGCTACCGGCGACCCGGCCAAAGCGTTGAGCCTGCTCGGTACCGCCACCGATCTGGCCGCCGCCAAACACGAAGACCTGACCTCCGCGGCCGGCCAGCTCGGCAAAGCGTACAACGGCAACGCCAAAATTTTGAAAGAGTTCGGGATTACCGTCACCAAATCGTCGACATTGTCGAAGACGGCCGCGGCTGACACCCGGGCCGAGCAGGCCGCCGGCGATAATCTGGCCCGGGCCAAACGCAGCCTGGCCGACATCGAACTCGTCGACGGGCAACGCAAAAAACTGACGTTGGGCCAGCAAATCCAGTTACGCAACGCCCAGGAGGCGGTCAGCACCGCCACCACCAAATATCAGGAAGCCCAACAGAAGGCCGGCGGCGCCCAGAAGGCCGCCACCGCCGGCGCCAACTCGCAAGGCCAGACCATGACGTTGCTGGCCCAAAAGTTGCACGGCCAGGCGTCCGCCGCGGCCGACACGTTCACCGGCAAACTCGACGCTTTGAAAGCCCACCTGGAGGACACGGCCGCCACGTTCGGCCAAAAATACGGGCCGGCTATCACCGCCGCCGGGTCCGGTATGGCCGTGCTGGGCGGCGCCGCCACCGCCGGCCGGGCGGCCCTCGAAGCGGCCCGGGGTGCCGCTATCGGTACCCGCATAGAACTGACTCTTCTGTCGGCATGGGAGAAGATCACCGCCGCCACCACCTGGCTGCTCAACGCCGCCCTGGACGCCAACCCGATCGTCCTGATCATTATCGGTATCGGGCTGCTGATCGCCGGGATCGTCCTGCTGGTCACCCATTTCAAAGTTTTGCGGGACGCCATCAAAGACGTGTGGGAGTGGATCGTCGCCCATTGGCCTCTTTTGCTCGCCATCATTTTGGGACCGATAGGTATCGCCATCGACCTGGTCATCAAAAACTGGAAGCGCATCAAGGACGCCGTCCTCGACGTCATCAACTGGGTTCGTACCCACTGGGCGCTGATCGTCGACATCCTGCTCGGCCCGATCGGTGTGGCCATCACCCTGATCGTCCAGCACTGGTCCGATTTCATCGGGTTTTTTACCAGCCTGCCCGGCAAGATCGCCAGTATTGCGGCCGGCATGTGGCATGGCGTCTCTGACGCCTTCAAGGACACCATCAACTTCCTGATCGACATTTGGAACAAGCTCCACTTCACCTTGCCAAAGGTGAGTTTCCTTGGCGTCCATGTCGGCGGCGAAACGATCGGCGTCCCCCACATCCCCCACCTGGCCGAGGGCGGACTGATCACCCAGACCGGCCTGGTCCTGGCCCACGCCGGCGAAGCGATAACCCCGATCGACAAAGTCCCCCGGGGTCCGGCCGTCCATATCGAGAACGCCAACTTTTCGACCGAGCTGGACGTCGAATCGTTCTCACGGCGGGTGGCCTGGGTGATGCAGACGGCGAAACTATGACCGCCTGTGTGCGTACCGCCTGGCTGGACCTGAACGGCAGCATCCTGCCGCTCGAGGACACGGCGGCCGGCTATTTTTGTCAGTCGCTGGACCTGGGTTCACCGGTGGTCCGCGAGGTCACGTCGAACCGGCCTTCGCAGGACGGTGTCGACGATCGCACCCAGTACCTGTCCGGGCGTGTCGTGTCGGCGTCGATTACCGCCCTGGCCGGTGCGGGCGCCCAGATCGACGCTGTCGCCGCGTCGTTCGGGCCGTACATGAACCCGGCCGCCCGCCCCGTCTTGCACTACGTTTTGGACCGGCCGGGCAGCCCGGAACGGACCATGACCTTGCGCGCCCAGGCGTATGGCTGGCCGATCGTCGGCGCCTACCAGCGGGACATCAACCTGCAATGGTTGGCCGCCGACCCGACCGCCCTGGATCCGACCGTCCAGACCGCCACGGCGTGGGCGGGGGCGTCGACCATCACCGGCCGCACCTACCCTTTGACGTTCGACCGGACCTATCCGGCCGGGGGCGGTACCGGCCCGATCTCCGGGCGCATCCAAACCCTCGGCGACCTCGGAGTGAAACCGGTCCTCACCGTGTACGGGCCGATCGAAGGCGCCACCATCACCTTCGAGACCGTCGTCTCCAGCCAAAGGTTCGCCATCGTGTTCGAACCGGGGTTCATCATCGACCCCACCGCGTTCGTGGTGGTCGACACCACCAACAAGACCGCCTACCTGAACGGCGACCCTACCCGGCCGGTCATGGCCGACCTGGACTGGATCCACTCGAACTGGCCGGTCATCCCACCCAGCCCGGACCGGGCCGTCATGAGCCTGGCCGGGAGTTCGACCACGTCCACCACCCAGGTGGTAGCCACCTGGCAGGACCGCTACCTCGACTGATATGACGCCGATCCCGCCCGGCCGGGGCCGCTGGCGGCTCACCCTGCACTCCCGCCAGTACGCGCCCGCCCCGATCGGCGGCACGTTGATAACCGAACTGGTCGACGCCCGGGCCCGGCAGCTGACCCAGGCGTGGGATAGCCCAGCCCAGTTGCAGTTCACCCTCGACGGCGAGAACCCGGCCGCCGCCTACCTGGACGAGCTCACCCACGACGTCTACTGCTGGCGGTGGGACGAGACGGCGGGCCGGGATCGGCTCATGTTCCGGGGGGTAATCGGCCAGGTCGAAGACGACCTGGACGGCCAAGCCCACACCGTGATCGTCACCTGTCACGACTATGCGGCCATGCTCGGCCGCCGGTTTTTGACCTCACCCCGCCCGACGGTCATACAAGGCCAGGATCAGGACGACATCGTCGGCGGCCTGCTCGGTTTCGCCACCCAGGTCGTCTCGACCGATGGTGGCACCAGTTTTGCGCCGGGCAGCTATCTGCCCCTCGAGCTGGTCCTGGTCAACCCGGACGGTACCCCCCGGGCCAAGTCGGGGGTGATAAGGGATCGGACCTATACCGGCGGCCAGATCGTGGGCACCGCCCTGGACGACCTTTCGAAAGTGATCGACGGGTTCGACTACGACTGCCTGGCCCACTCCGACATCGACGGCGTCGACCAGCTGCGGGTGTTCTATCCCAGCCAAGGCGTGGAACGGGACGACTGTCCGCTCGTCTACGGCTCGACGGTGTCGACGGTGAAACGGGCCACCGACTCCGGCACGTACAGCAACTATTGGCGGGTTTTGGGCAACGCCAACGCCGCCACCACCGACGCCCAGCTGTGGGCCGACTCGTGGTCGGCCGACAGCAACGATGTCACCCGTATCGCCACCGGCCTGTGGATGGGCGCCGACAACGCCGCCTCGGTCACCGAAGTCACCACCCTGCAAGAACAGGCCGAAGGCGACGTCGCCCTCTACGGCACCGTCATACCGTCGTGGACGGTCGGCCTGCGTCCCGGCTGGTACCGGTACGGGTTCCCGAACATGGGCGACACTGTGCCGCTGATCGTCCAATCCGGCCGGCTCAACATCGACACCACCATCCGGGTCCTCGGGTTGACGTTCACCATCGGCGACGACGGCCAGGAGGACGTCGGTGTGGTCGTGGGCCGGCCCACCCAAACGTTGGGCGGCTTTCTGACCCAGACCAACAAGACCGTCGCCGACCTGGTCCAACGCGAGTCGGCCACCGTGGTCGATAACCCGGTTGGCTGTCTCCTGCTGTGGGATGGTGACACCCCACCGCAGACGTGGGCGTGGGCTGACGGATCCCCGATGTCCAAAACCACCTACCCGGAGCTGTTCACGGTGGTCGGCTACCGTCACGGCGGTTCGGGTGACACGTTCTATCTGCCCGACGCCCGCTCGAGGGCCATTGTCGGCGCCGGCCAGGGCACCGGACTCACCAACCGGGTAGCAGCGGCCACCGGCGGCTTGGAGACGGTCACCCTGACGTCGGCGACCATCGGCTCCCACGCCCATGGTGTGGCGATCACCGCCGGCAGCCAGGACACCGACCACACCCACAGCGGCACGTCGCTGGCGGCCGGCGCCCAGGACACCGACCACCACCATTCCGGTACCGCCGGCGCCCAGGACACCGACCACACCCACAGCGGCACCACCGGCGGCCAGGACCGCGACCATACCCACACCTATGTGGCGTCGCTGTCCCAGTCCGGGTCGTCCGGCTACGGGGCCGGAAGTTTCGCCGACGTCGTCGGCGCCGTCTCCAGCGGTGTCAGCCAGGGCCACGCCCACGGGGTCACCACCGGCGGCGTCTCGGCCGGCCACGGTCACGGGGTTACCACCGGCGGCGTCTCGGCCGGTCACGGGCACGGTATCGGCGGCAGCACCGCCGGCGTGTCCGCCGGGCACGGCCACCCGGTCAACGGCAACACCACCGCCATCGGCGGCGGCGGCGCCCACGAGAACATGCCGCCCTGGCTGGCTATCGGCTACATCATCCGTGTCCTACCGCCCTGGAGGCCAAACCCATGACAGGAGGCAAAGATCACTAGGTACGCGCCCCAATGGATTCAGGCCGACACCTACCCGGCCTCGGTAGACCGCTACCTGCTGGGCGCCTTGTGGCCGTCACCGGCCAGCCAAGGGTGCGCCGTCACCGCTGCTACCGCCATGACCGTCAACGTCGCTCCCGGCCAGATAGCTGTGCCCACCCTCAACAACACCGGGTCGAGCCTGTGCACCTCGGATGCCGTCGAACAGGTCACCCTGACGGCGGCGCCCCCGTCCGGCCAGAACCGTATCGACCTGATCATCTGCCGGCCCCGGGCCGCCGACATCGACGGCTCCTCCAACAACGATTTCATTTTCGATCAGGTCGCCGGCACGCCCGGCACCACCGCCACCGTGCCGGCCACCCCGGCCGGCACCGTCACCCTGGCCCAGATCGCCATAGCCGGCGGTGTCGCCGCCATCACCAACGCCAACATCACCGACGTCCGCCCGTTCGCCCTGGCCATCGGCAGTGTTAACGGCCTGCCCCCACCCGTCCTGTCCGGGACGGGCATTCAGTCCTGGACCGACGATAACAACGACGTGTGGGTCGCCAAAAACGGGGTGTACGGCGGCGCCTGGCGGAAAGCCCGCGACGTTTTACATTCCCGCTGGTATCGCAACGGCGCCTGGTCGTGGCCGACCGCGGCCACCGTGCTCACCTACGACCAGCCCAGCTACGACCCGTACAGTTTGTACGCGTCCGCCCGGTTCACCGCCCCTATCGGCGGCCTCTACTATCTGCGCGCCCTGGCCGGTTACAGTGCCACCGCTTCGGGCCAGTGGGCGGCCACCTACCCGCAACTCAACGGTGCCACCATGCTGGCCTCCTCGCAGGGCTGGTCGACCGGGGTGGGCGGCATTCTCATCCCAGCCGCCGACCTGCTCAAACTGAACGCCGGCGACACCATCCAGATCCAGGTGCGAGCGTCGAACGCCATCGCCGGGCTGACCAGCCAGCAGTACACCAGCCTGACCGTCCAATACCTGGGCACCGGATAGCAAGGAGACCCTGATGACCATGCCCCTGTCGGCCGCCGAACGGCGCCGCAGCCTGCCCAGACCGAACCCGGTGATCGCCCAGCCGGCACCGGCCGCCACGTCCAGCCTGATCTCGACGTTGCCGGCCGAGCTGGACATGACCATCTACGCCGGCGACACCCTGACGATCCAGTTCAAGTTCACCGACAACGCCTCGAACCCGGTGAACATGACCGGCACCTGGACCGCCTCGATACGGGCCAACTCCGGCGATCCCGACCCGCCCATCGCCAGTTTCACCGTCGACAGCTCGCAGGCCGCCACCGGGATTATCACCGTCACCCTCACCTCGGCGACCTCCGGCGTCCTGCCCGTCGCCACACCGCTGGTCTGGGACCTCGAGCAGACCCTCAGCTCCGGCCCGGTGCGCACCACCCACCGCGGCACCATCACCGTCACCGAGGACGTGACCCGGCCATGACCGGCCCGATCGACGTCGTGTCCATTATCAACGACCCGGTCGAAGTCGTCTCCGTCGTCGAACCGCCCGACCTCATCTACACCACCGCGCTGACCGGCCCGCAAGGACCGCCCGGACCGCAAGGCCCGCCGGGGCCGTCCACCGACCTGTCCGCCTATCAGCCCGCCCCCACCACCAGTCTCACCCTGTGGGGCGCCCAAACCCCTGCCGCGGCCACCGGCGGCCCCACCGCCATCGGCTATCAGGCTCTCAAAGCGTTGACCACCGGCACCGTCAACACGGCCGTAGGCGCCAACGCCGCCGCCGCGGCCACCACCGGCAGCTCTATAACCGCCATAGGAAGCTTCGCCGGTTTCGTGACCAACGGCAGTTATGACACTTACGTCGGCGGTTACAGCGGATATCAGGACACCGGCTCGTTCAACACCTATGTCGGGGCACGTACCGGTATGGGCAACAACGGCAACACTCCTCCTACTACTGGCACCGGCAACACCGGCCTGGGCTACGAAGCTTGTGGCAACGGTGGTTCTTACGCCTACCAGACCGCCATCGGCTGGGAGGCCGGCGGCGGGCGAGGTCCGGCTATCGCCGTCACCGGCTGCACGTTCTCTGGCACCACCATCACCCTGACCCTGGCGTCGGTGGCCCAGCTGGTGGTCGGCGGCCAGCTGATCGTGGCCGGTATCGCCGGGTTCACCACCAACAACCCGAACGGCACGTTCACCTGTACCGGCGTGAACAGCGGCGCCAACCAGGTCACCTACAACGCCACCGCCGCCCCCACCGGCACCTACGGGTCGGGTGGCACCGTCATCGGCGGATCATCGTCCGCCCAGTACTGCTGTTGGCTGGGCGGCTACGCCGGGTTCATGAACCAGCTCGGCAACAGCAACGTCGGCGTCGGCTACCAGGCGCTCTACAACTGCAACGCCGGCAACAACACCGCCGTTGGTCACGTCGCTCTGAACGCTTTAACCACTGGCACAGGCAACGTGGCCGTCGGATTGCAGGCCCTGTTTTCCGCTACCACCTGTACCAACAGCGTGGCCATAGGTTTCAACGCCGGCTATACGGCCACTCCGGCCAACGCCTCCAAAACCGGCGGCTTCAACGTGTTCGTCGGCTCGCAGTCCGGCCCGTCCGGCGCCGACGACCCCAACCACGCCACTGCCGTTGGCCCGGGGGCCCTGGCCGATAACAGCGCCAACGCCTTCGGCAGCAACGCCAAAGCCTCCAACACATACGCTCTGGCCGTAGGCACCAGCACTGTCGCCAGCGGACTCGGGTCGGTGGCTATCGGCACCGACAGCACCGGCGCCGCCGCCAGTTCCACCGTGGGCAACCAGTTCGTTCTCGGCACCGCCGGCCACCAGATCAAAATCTCCAACAATGCGACCGGGGCCGGTTCGGCCGCGCTCGGAGCCAACTGTCCGGCCGTCACCGCCACCGCCCCCTACACGTGGCTCAAAATGCTCTCCAACGACGGTTCCACCGTGTACGTGCCGGCCTGGAAATGACCGAAGACACCGCCCGGTTCCTGCTCGGCCTGCTCCAAGCACAACAGATACAGATCGGCGCCCCCGATTTCGCTCAGGCCGTCGACCGGGTACAGACGGCGCTGGCCGAGCTGAACGCCGTGCTCGAGGCGACCTCGAGGACCGACCAGGTGAAAGCCCAACGATAGGAGCGACCATTGTCCGACCTGCCCCCGCAGCCCGAACCCGACGACGACGACGCGACCGAATGGCCCGACCCGTCCGACGAACCCGACACCGAACCTTCCCATCCGGCGGCCGGCGATGGCCCTTAAACGGGTAGCCATCCCGTCACCGAACTACAGCTCGAGGGGCGGGACGGCGGTCACCCGGATCGTGCTGCACACCGCCGAAGGCGCCCTCACCTACCAGAGCCTGGGCTCGTTCTTCGCCAACCCGGCCTCCGGTGTTTCTTCGCATGTCGGCATCGACGACCAGGCCGGCGTCATCGGCGAATACGTCCGCCGGGACGGCAAAGCCTGGACCGCCGCCGACGCCAACCCGTGGTGCGTCCAGGCCGAACTGTGCGCCTTCGCCGAATGGGACCCGGCCGAATGGTCCGCCCACCCGGCCATGCTCCAGAACACGGCCGCCTGGATCGCCGAAGAAGCCCACACGTTCGGGATCCCGATCGTCGGCCTGGTCGGCGCCCAAGCCCAAAACCGGGCCCTCCAGGGTGTCTGCCAGCACGTCGATTTGGGGTCGATGGGCGGCGGTCACTGGGATTGCGGGCCCGGCTTCCCCATGGCCGAAGTGCTAGCCATGGCCGGTGGCGTCCCGGCCGCTCCGGTGACACCCGCGCCGCCGGCCGGGGCGCCACCGTTTCCGGGCACGCTGCTGGTCAATGTCACCTCCGGTCATGGCACGGCCCAATGGCAGACCCAGATGGCCGGCCGCGGCTGGACCATCGCCGTCGACGACGTCTACGGGGGTCAGAGCGAGCACGTGGCCCGCCAGTTCCAAACCGAGAAGGGCCTGACCGTCGACGGGATCGTCGGCCCCGAAACGTGGGACGCCGCCTGGGTAGAACCTGTCACATGAGCGGGGCCCTGCTCGCCACCTATCTGGTCAACAAACCGAACGGCCCGCCGCTGGTCTACCTGGTCATCGCCATCACCCTGTTCG